GAGATTTAACCCTTGCAACGTGGAACGGCAGAGCGGTGCTTATCGATGACAGTATGCCTATCGGTGAGGACGGCAGTTACACCACCTATTTACTCGGTGCGGGTGCGTTTGATTATGAAAATATCGGTACGCAGAATGAGTATGAAATGTACAGAAATCCCGTTGCGGGCGGCGGTCAGGATATGCTTTTTGTAAGAAGCAGAAAGTGCTTTGCACCTTATGGTATCAGCTATACAAAGAAAAATCAGGCTACGCTTTCACCTACCGACAAGGAGCTTAAGGACGGTGCAAACTGGGAGCTTGTAAATGACGGTGCAGAGGTAAAGAGCTACATTGACCACAAGGCTATCCCTATTGCACGTATTATTTCAAGAGGCTGATATGGAGGTGCGTGAAAGGCTTGCACAGCTCGGTATAGATACGGAAACGATAGCCGACGAGGTGATTGACTTCGCCTGTCACAGAGTTGATGAGCATATCAAGAATGTGTGCAATTTAAGCTATGTGCCTACCGAGGCGGAGCTGCTTGCGGTGGATATGGCTTGCGCATACATTATCGGCGACAGAATGGCGGTGGGTATGCTTGGGGATTTTGATGCAAGAGGTGCGTTAAAGGCTATAACCGAGGGTGATGTAAAGCTTGAATATGATACGGACGGCGAGGCGGACGCTATGACTACCCTTATTAACACGCTTAATAGGGGTGAGTCGGAGCTTTACCGTTTCAGAAAAATTTGCTGGTAAGGAAGTGATTTGATGGGGATTAAGGAAAATATTATAAGTTTATTTTTTGGCAGATGCGATATATACGAGATGGAAAATGCCGTGGATGAGCGGGGTGTGACGGGGCAGGTGTCTGTGCTGAAGCAGAGTGATGTTGAGTGTCGGCTTGTGTTTGGGGGAAGTGAAAACTTTGCCGCACACAGGTCGGCATCGGAAAATACGCATAAAAATGATTTGCGTATGAATGTGCGTGTGTTTTTATCACCCGATACTGTCATAAAGGCGGGCAGTATTTTGGTGGTAAGGCAAAACGGAAGCGAATATCGGCTGAGAAGTACCTCGGAGGGTGCGTTATATCGTCATCACCGAGAAGTGCTTGCCGTGCCGTATGAGAGTGAGGTGTAGAAATGATTAATAAATTGGTTGACGGAGTGTGCAGGGCGATAAGCGGTGAATTTGGTGAGGAATATCACATATATACGGAAAAACAGGAACAGCACTTTACTCGCCCTTGTTTTTTTGCGGAGGTTACCAAAAGTGGCATAGAGCTGTTCAGAGGTAACAGATATTATATGCAAAACGGCTTAAAGATTACCTATTATCCCAAGTATGAGGGTAAAAATGAGGATATGAGCACCGTTATGCAAAGGCTGATGTCGGCGCTCGATTGTATCGAGGTTGACGGCTATCCTATGGAAAACAGCGGAATGAGCGTTGTATTTGACGGTAGCTGTGCCGTGCTTAATATCGAGTTCAACTTTTTTGTAAAAATGACTGCGCCAAGCTTTAGCGAGACTGCCGAGGTTATGGAGGAATACAAGCTCGGTTTTAAGGAGGTTTAATATGGCAAGTGAGAATGAACAGCTTTTTTCGAGAGAACAGCTTGCGGCGAGTGAGCATTTTGCCGGCTACGGAGATATTATAGGCTCGGTAATGGGTGAGTACGAAAAAAGCTCTGTAAAGGCTCTCGATAAGAGAATAAGTAAATTTTTAAGCAGAAAAATCAATTAAGGAGGTAGATATTTATGGCTTTAGGCGGAGGAACATTTTTAAGTCAAAACAAGGTGCTGCCGGGCGCTTACATTAACTTTGTGTCGGTGGCAAAGGCATCTGCTGAGCTTGGTGAGAGAGGCTATGCGGCAGTGGGCTTAAGCCTTGATTGGGGCGCAGAGGATAAAATTATTGAGGTTAGCAATGAGGATTTTCAGACGGATTGTATGAAGCTTTTCGGCTACGACTACACAAGCGATAAGCTTAAGTATTTAAGGGAGCTTTTTCTTAATGCAAGCACCGTGTATTGCTACAGACTTAACGGCGGCGGTACTGCTGCCGAAAACAAGTATGCAAAGGCTTTGTACAGCGGTGTGAGAGGTAATGATATTACAATTTGCATTGAAAAGAGCGTTGACGGCGGCTTTAGCGTGGTGACTAAGCTTGATGGTGAAGCGGTGGATACGCAGAGTGTAAATACGGCGGAGGAGCTTGAAGCGAACGATTATGTGAGCTTTATTACCTCTGCTGAGCTTGCAGAGGAGGCGGGTATTCCGCTTACCGGAGGTGAAAACGGTACTGTGACGGGGCTTAAGCATCAGGAATTTCTCGATAAGGCGGAGGCTTACAGCTACAATGTGCTTGCCTGCCCTACAACCGATGATGAGGTTAAGGCGCTTTACATAGCCTACACCAAGCGTATGAGAGATGATGTGGGAGCGAAAATGCAGTGCGTGGTTTATAACAAGGCGGCAGACCACGAGGGTGTTATCAATGTTAAAAACAGCGTGACCGATGAAAATGAGGCGGCACTTGTTTACTGGGTTGCCGGTCTTATGGCAGGCTGTGAAATCAATAAGTCCGCACTTAACAGAGCGTATGACGGTGAGCTGGCGGTAAATGCCGATTATACTCAAAGTCAGCTTAAAAGTGCGATTGCAAACGGCGAATTTACTCTGCACAGCGTAAGCGGTACGCTCAGAGTGCTTGCCGATATTAACAGCCTTGTGACCTACAGCGACACCAAGAGTGATGTGTTTGCCGATAATCAGACGGTAAGAGTGTGCGACAGAATTGCAAACGATATTGCAACTATCTTCAATACACGCTACTTAGGTGTTGTGCCTAATGATAATGCGGGAAGAATGAGCCTTTGGAACGATATTGTAAAGCATCATCAGCAGCTTAATGACATAAGAGCCATTGAGGACTTTGATGAGGACGATATTACCGTTGCAAGAGGTGACAGCAAGAGAGCTGTGGTTATTAATGATGCCGTTAGTATAGTAAGCGCTATGGGCAAGCTATATATGACGGTTACGGTGGAGTAAAGGAGTGATTTTTTATGAGTAATGCTGTTATGAGAGCAAGAGATACTATCAGTGCCAAGCTTGCGGAGTGCTTTGTGACTATTGATGGCAACCGATATAATTTTATGCAGGCTATCAATCTGGAGGCGAAGTTTGAAAAGAACAAGACTAAGGTGCCTATACTCGGTAAAACGGGTATGGGTAACAAGGCTTCCGGTTGGAGTGGTACGGGCAAGGCTGAGTTTCACTACAATACCTCGATTTTTCGTCAGCTTATGCTTCAGTATAAGAAAACAGGCGAAGATATTTACTTTGATATTCAGATAAGCAATGAGGACCCTACCTCGGCGGCGGGCAGACAGACTGTTGTGCTTACCGATTGCAATATGAACGGCGGTGTGCTTGCCAAGTTTGACGCAAAGGGTGATTACCTTGACGAGGATATGGACTTTACCTTTGAGGACTTCAAAATCCCCGAAAGCTTTGATGTGCTTGACGGTATGCTTTAAGAGGTGAGTGTGAGACTATGAGCGGACTTGAAAGATTTTTAAAGGGAAACAGAGTGAAAAGGGAGAATGTGTTTTATCCTGCCGCAAGCGACATTACCGATGATGACGGAAATGTGGTTATGTGGGAGATAAGACAGCTTGATACTGCAAGCTGTGAGGAAATAAAAAGGGAGAGTATGCGCCTTAGCGAGGATAAAAACGGAATGGCAAGGGAAAGGCTTGATACGGCACTGTATATGGATAAGCTGCTTGCCGCAAGCGTGGTAGAGCCTAATTTGCTGTCGGCACAGCTTCAGGACAGCTACGGTGTGTATACTCCGGAGGATTTGTTGAAGGCTATTATTGATAAGCCGTCGGAATATGCCGCCTTTGCGGACTTTGTTTACGGTATGCTTGGTTTTACTTCGTTTAAGGACAAGGTGGACGAAGCAAAAAACTGATTGACGGAGGTGACAGTGACAGCGTGTATGCACTGATGTGTATGCAACGCTTTCACTGGACTCCCTCCGTTTATGCGGATATGAATGAGTACGAAAAGGCTTTTGTGGCGGCGGCGCTCGATAAAATTATCGAGAGTGAAAAGCATAGTAGACAGAAGGGAGTGTAAATATGTATCTTTTTTATGTGGGCGGCTTACTGCTACCCGTTACTCCGTCAGCCTTTACTATTAAGGTTAAAAACAAAAACAGAACGCTGAGCCTTGTAAGCGGCGGTGAGATTAGCTTGCCCGAAACATCGGGACTTTGCGAAATAAGCTTTTCGGCATTGTTACCTATGGTGCAGTACCCGTTTTGCATATATGAGGGCGGGTTTAAGGACGGTATGTACTTTGCTGATGCCCTCAGACAGATGAAAAGCAGGGCAAATCCGATATGGTTTAGGGTACTGAGGTACGGACAGAGAGCTTCAACTGATATAAGCTGTGTTATCGAGGAGCTTAGCATACGTGAGGATGCGGAAAACGGCGGAGATTTAATATGCGATATTTCACTTAAGCAATATGAAAGCTACGCAACACGCATTGTTGACCCGACAAGCGGAGTTATAAGCATAAGTGAGACGAGTAACAGAACGGTACCCGAAAGCATTACCGTTAAACAGGGTGAAACGCTGTGGACAATTGCAAAGCTGTACCTTGGTGATGGAAGCAGATATTCCGAGATATACGAGGATAACAAGGAAGCTATTGAAAATGCCGCAAGAAAAAACGGACTTAGCTGCTCGGAAAGCGGACGATATCTGTATGCCGGTACCGTGCTTACGCTGAAGGGAGGTACGGTATGAGTCAGCTTGAAACAATTATGGCAAAGGCTTATTCGCTTAAGGGCTCACACAGCTATGATGAATATTGTCAGCGTTTTGTAAGGATTTGTTATGAGGCGGGCGGTATTTACGGTGATGCCGCAAGTGCAAACGAGGCGTATGGAAAATGGTGCGTATCTACAAGCTTGGATAATGTTCCCAGAGGTGCGGCGGTATATTTCAAGGGGATAGGAAGCTACGGGCACGTAGGTATAGCTACGGGTAACGGCAATGTTATTCACGCAGCCAACGGAGTTAGGGTTGAGGACTTGGACAGCTGTAACAGAAAATATGTGTTTAAGGGTTGGGGCTGGCAAGGTGGAAAAAAGCCCGACGGAGCAACGGGAAGCGAAAAATCCGCATCATCAAGTTCAAGTTCGAGTTCGAGTTCAAGCTCCAAGACTACCTCCAAAAGCACAACAAAAAAATCTACAGCCTCTAAGGTCAAGACTATTGAACAGCTTAGCTCATCTTGTTTGTACAGCGGAAAAGGCACAAGTATCTTTGGCACAATTGACACCGTGTCGGATACGGGTGTGAGCTATGAGCTGCTGATAGAAAACGACAGGGTGTATTTGCCTGTGATAACGGGAAGCTTGGAGCTTGAATATAAGCGACATTCGGCACCGACCTCACTTAAATTTAACGTGGTTAAGGATGATAATATTGACTTTCAAGAGGGTAGTCCCGTTAGGCTGAGAGTAAACGGTGCGGATATATTCAGAGGGTATGTGTTTGAAAAAAGCCGTAAGGAGAGGAATATTATAAGCGTAAAGGCTTATGACAGCCTAAGGTATTTGAAAAACAAAGACACCATATTGTACAAAAATAAAAAGTACGGTGAGGTACTTAAAATGATTGCGGACGACTATCACCTTAAAACAGGAGATATAGCTGATACGAGCTATGTTATAGAACGCAGATTTGAGGAAGCTACTCTGTTTGATATACTTGAAAATGCTGCCGATATTACATATACGGCTACCGGCAGCAGATTTGTGCTGCTGGATGAGTTTGGCAAGCTGTGTTTGAGAGGTATGAGCGAAATGAAGCTTGATACGGAGTTTAACAAATACAATACGGGTGGCTTTGACTATACCTCAACCATTGACAAGGATGTGTATGACAGGATTGTGCTGGCACGGGATGATAAAACCGAGGGCGTGAGAAAGCTGTACACGGCTTCGGACGATAATGTGAGCAGATGGGGCAGACTGCAAAAATATACAAGGCTTAAGGAGGAACTGAGTGAAGCAAGGCTTAGAGAAATGGTTAAAAATGAGCTTGAAAGGTATTCACGAAAGAGAAGGTATCTTACCTTGTATGATGTTAAGGGAGATATAGCCGTCAGAGGCGGCTCTGTGGTGAAGGTTAGCTTTGACCTTGGAGATATCATTATCAATGAATATATGATGTGCGAGAGGGTGAAGCATACCTTTGCGGGAGCAAGTCACCTTATGGATATTGATTTATACGGGAGAGAGGGTGAGTTTGATGTATGATTTTGTAAGTCTTGTAAAGCAATGCGCCGTGGATGCGGTAAATGCGCAAAAGCCGGACTGTGTTGTGCTTGGCAGGGTTATACGGGAGGAGGACATACCCAAGGAAATTCCGCTTGAAATTATGCTGGAGCAAAAGGCTGTTATAGGCAGAGAGTTTCTTTATAATACGGCTTCAACCTACGCTTTGAAGGAGGATGAGAGGTTGATTATGTTAAGGTGTGAGGGCGGGCTTAAGTATCTTATCCTCGATAAGCTCAGAGAGGAGAGTGAGTAAAGCTATGATACCCGAAAACAGTGGCTTTGACAGTGCCGAGTACGAGGTTTATCCGGACAGGACCTATCTTATAAACACTCAAAAAAAGTGTGTGGTGGGATATGCGGACGGTACGGAGGCATTGAAGCAAGCCATATACAAAAGGCTGTCTACAATAAGATATGCCCATATAATATACTCCGACAGCTATGGTACTGAGCTTATAGATTATATGGGCAAGCTTACTCCTTATGTATGGGCAGAGCTTGAAGATTGCATAAGGACAGCACTTATGAAGGATGACAGAATAAGCGCTGTGGAAAACTTTGAGTTTAAGGAAAACAAGGCAAGCCGCACCTTGCTTGTAAGCTTTGATGTGATAAGCGGTGAGGGTAAGCTTACATACGATTGGGAGGTGAATAATTATGTTTGAGGAATATACCTTTGACAATATATTGGCACGTATGCTTGACAGAGTGTCCGATGAGGTGGACAAAAGAGAGGGCTCTGTTATTTATGATGCCCTTGCACCTGCTGCCGTTGAGCTGCAGCTTATGTATATTGAGCTTGAAAATATGCTTAATCAGTGCTTTGCCGATACGGCAGACCGAACTTGGCTTATAATGAGAGCTAAGGAAAGGGGATTTGAACCCTATACGGCTTCGGCGGCTGTACTTAGAGGTGTGTTTGACCCTACCGATGCGGAGGTTGAGGGGAAACGCTTTAACCTTGAAAAGCTTAATTATATTGTCGGTGAGCTGTTGGAGGACGGCAGCAGAGCCGTATACTGTGAAAGCACGGGCTCCGAGGGCAATTTATATCTGGGTGCAATGACACCGCTTGAATACATAGACGGGCTTAAAAGTGCTCGCCTTACAGAGGTTATTACCGAAGGAAAGGATGAGGAGGACACGGAGGTGTTCAGGCAGAGATATTTGGAGAGCATAAGTGAGCAGGCATTTGGAGGAAATGTTGCCGATTACAGGCAGAAGGTCAAGGAGCTTAATGAAAATGAGGATATAACGGGTATGGGCGGTATAGGTCAGGTAAGAGTGTACTGTGCGGATGAGTGGAACGGTGGCGGTACCGTTAAGCTTGTTATTGCATCACGCTCGGACAGTGCTTGTACACCTACACTTATATCTGCTGTACAGGAGTATATTGACCCGATAGGCGGCAAGGGACTTGGTATTGCACCGGTAGGACACATTGTAACCGTTGGCACGGTGGATAGCCAAAGCGTTGATATAAATGTGAAGCTCAGAGTGTCGGACGGATACGATGCGGAGCTGTTAAAGCCGTACATAGAGCAGGTTACGGAGGACTACTTTGCCGAGCTTAACGGCAAATGGGAGGACACACAGGGTGTTGATGACGAGGATGACATAACCGTTATTGTATCGTATTTGGCAGGTAAAATACAGAGCCTTGCAGGAGTAAGAGGTATAAGCGAGATAAGCGTGGGCGGTGCCGTATTCGGCGAGGAGCTTGTGCTTAACAAGGACAGCTTTGCGGTGTTTGGCGAGCTTAACGTGGAGGTGAGCGAGTGAGCAGAGAGATAAATGCTATAGAATATTTACCACCGTTTATGGCTGAACTTAGGGAGTTTAAGGAGCTGTACAACGGCTTGCAAGGCGAGTTTGACCTTATGTATTCCGAAAAGGACGAGGCTATGGAGGAATGTTTTGCTCTGCTTTGCAAAAGCTTTGGACTGGAAAGATATGAAAAACTGCTGTCACTGACTCCGCAAGCGGGCGAGAGTGTTGAGGACAGGCGAATGAGAGTACTTGCGGCGCTTAACGGGGATACCCCGTACACCTTTGCGAGCATATATGCAAAGCTTGTGTTGCTGTGCGGAGAGGGTAACGTATATATGGAATATGCCAAGGATATATATACGCTGCGTGTTATGGTACAGCTGGATGCCAAGAGCAAGTTTGATACCGTAAGGCGTATGCTGAAACGTATGTTGCCCTGCAATATCTCACTTAAATGCAGCCTTGCCTATAACACACATAGAGGTCTTATGCCGTTTAAGCACAGCACACTTGGCACCTACACACAAAGAAGCCTGAGAGAGGAGGTAATTAAATGAGTACAAAGACAATCAACTACAAAATGGTTCTTCCCGAACAGGAGGATTATTACGATGTGGATATTTTTAACGAAAACTACACCTTGATAGATGAGGAGCTTAAAAGACTGAGCGATGAAACGGACAGCTTAAGTGAGGTGGCACACAGTGGCAGCTATAAGGATTTGCTTGATAAGCCGTCACTTGCCGCTGTGGTGGTTGCAACGCAGACCTCACCCGAATATGACGGTACGGAGGATATTGTTTTTGACGGTAGCTCGGAATGTATGCAAAGCCTTAATAAAATGATAGAAAATTTGACGGACGGCGGTATGCTGTATTTTAAAGCGGGTACATATAAGCTTCCGTCTACACTGTTGCTGCAAAGTGAGTGTATTCATTTATGCGGAAGCGGTGCGGGTACAGTTATAAATTGCGACAGCGGGCGAATAAGCGTGCTTAATAAAAGCATAACCGTATCAAACCTGTGTATAGAAAGCAACAATGCTCCTACAAGTGATACACAGGGAGTGATTTTGCTTGATAAAATGGGGGTTTCACAGCAGGCTGACGGCTTTGCTATGTTTAATGTTACGGTGAAATATACTCCGTCCGATGAGTACGGTGCGATTATACTGGAAACATCAAGTAAGGGAATGACCGGTATAAGGCTTGTGGGCTGTATATTTGAGAGTGCTTCCGAGTCGGATAAGGTAAGGCTTATCAACAACGTGGGCGATATTAACCTAGGTACTACGGGTTGTGCAAGCGCCTGTATAGCTAAAAAATCCGATATGACGGCAATAAGCGGCTTTGCACTTGGAGGAAACCTCGGTATAACCAATGAGGGGTGATTGCCTTGGAAGAATCTATGTATAGGAGGCTTGTTGGCGGCGGATACGATGATTATTGGAACTTTGAGGGGCGCTATCGAGTGTGTAAGGGAAGTCGTGCAAGCAAAAAGAGCAAGACTACAGCCTTGAATTTTATAGACCGCCTGTTAAGGTATCCGGAGGCTAATTTGCTTGTTGTGCGCCACGTGTATGCAACATTGCGTGACAGCTGCTATGCCGAGCTTAGCTGGGCTATAGACAGACTTGGTGTAAGGGATGACTTTGTATTCAAGGTTTCGCCGCTTGAAATAACCTACAAGCCTACGGGACAAAAGATATACTTCAGAGGACTTGATGACCCTATCAAGATTACATCAATTACGGTGTCAAGCGGCTGTCTGTGTTGGCTGTGGATTGAGGAGGCTTACGAGGTGAATGATGAGGAAGCCTTTGATATGCTTGATGAAAGCATAAGAGGTGAGGTGCCCGATAAGCTGTTTAAGCAGGTGACAATTACCCTTAATCCTTGGAACGAGCGACACTGGATAAAGAAGCGCTTTTTTGATACCGAGGATGAAAATGTACTTGCCAAAACCACCACATATTTGTGCAATGAGTGGCTTGATGAAGCGGATATAGCTGTGTTTGAGCGTATGAAGGAGCAAAATCCCAGACGTTACAGAGTGGCGGGACTTGGCGAGTGGGGCATAGCCGAGGGACTGGTGTACGAAAATTGGGAGGAATGTGAGTTTGACGAAGCGGAGCTGTTGGGCAAGGATAACATCAAGAATGTTATGGGGCTTGACTTTGGCTACGCAAATGACCCTACGGCGATATTCAACGGACGATGCGATGTAAAAAACAAGCGTCTGTATGTGTTGGATGAGGTGTATCAAAAGGGAATGTCAAATGAAGCCATATACAATGCGGTATGTAAAAAGGAGTGGCAAAAGTCACACATAACGGCAGACAGCGCTGAGCCTAAATCAATAGACAGGCTTAGAGAGCTTGGTTTGCATATATCCGGCGCACATAAGGGAAGCGACAGCATAAGAGCCGGTATCGACTTTATAAGTGATTACAAGATAATTATTCACCCACGCTGTAAAAATTTTCTTACCGAAATAAGTAACTATATGTGGGAAAAGGACAGATTCGGAAATATGATAAATCGTCCTTGTGACAGATACAATCACCTTATGGATGCTATGCGCTACGCAATGGAGGGTATGGAAAACGGTGACAGATTTTCGTTTGACTGAGAAAGGTAAGGTTGGCTATGGAGCTTTATGATTTTATTGAAAAGTGGAATTGGTATATGCAAATACTGAGCGGTTTTTATACGGCAAGCTGCATATTGTACGAGGAAGCGGAGGAGAACGAGGACGAGCGGGCGACAATTGTTAATAACCTGTGGAATTACAACGATACGGTTAATGGAAAATATATTGAACAGTCCGTGTATTCCGACCTTGGCTATGTTCAAAACGAGGTCACGAGACAAGCTGTATTTGAAAATACGGTATATACCTACGATTATGCCAATGCGCTTTTGGGTCAAGTGAGAGATAATGAGAATGGTATGTGCCTTAGGTATGATGAAATGCCGGTGAAGGCGGCTGACGGATACCAAGGCTTCGGCGGTGAAATATCCGCAATACATTACGTCCACGATATCTACGCTCCCGCCGAGGTCACGGGAAAGTACGAGCTTGAGCTTGCGCCCGTGACCTCTGCCTTGCCCTTGCTTTCGAACACCTATACAGCCTATACGGTTGCATTGTCGGACAGAGGTGATATGCATGATACGGTATTTAATACAGTGTCGGCTTTGGCAGAGGAAAGACTTGAAAATAAGCTATACACATATACTTCGGAATATGAAAGCTATGAGCGGTATCAAACCGGTATTGCGGCATTATCGGATATTGAAAGCCGAATTTGTCAAATACCGTCCTTGTCTTTGGGTGAGTACCTTTCGGAGGACAGGTATGAGCGTATTTCACAGCTTTACGGAGATAGGCTGAGTGAGGTGTATGCAAGTGAGAACGGAGTAAATGTGTCGGAGCATATTGCGGAAAGTCGGCTTTTTAATTCGATTGCGGAAAGGGAGGACTATGCGGAGCATATCTTTAGCGAGGAAAGCGAAAGTGAAAGGGTAGTGTCGGAAAATATCCTGCGTGAGCTGTCGAAAAAGGAGTACACCTCAAAGGAACAAGGTGATTGTGTAATAAATGTGGATTTTAAGGCGTATGCAACGGTGAAGGATGACAGGGATGTGGAAAAGTTGGCGGATGTGTTTGTTAATCGACTTAAGGCAGAGCTTACATCGGGAGCCGAGGGCATACATTACTAAGGAGGAGTTATATGACGGAAAATGACAGAATTAATGCCATTATTGCGCAGAATAAGCCTATTACGCTTAAGGAGATGGCTCAGAGAGATATATCACGCTTTGAGTCGTCAATGCACAAGCGTGATATGCTTACGGGTGAAAGATATTACATAGGAGAGCACGATATATTAAGGCGCAGGCGCACTGTGATAGGCGAGGGCGGCAAACAGGTGGAGGTTGAAAATCTCCCAAATAACCGAGTTGTGGACAATATATACAGAGTGCTTGTGGACCAAAAGGTAAACTATCTTTTGGGTAAGCCCGTGACTGTGCGCTGTACGGATGAAGCAAGGAAAGAGAGACTTGCAAGAGTATTTACAAGAGGCTTTTTCAGGCTTTTGAGAAATATCGGCGAGGATGTGTTAAACTGCGGTATAGGCTGGCTTTACGTTTACCCCGGCGCTAACGGCAAGCCGATATTTAAGCGTTTTAAGCCATACGAGGTAATACCGGTGTGGGCGGACAGTGAGCATACAAGGCTTGAATATGCGATAAGGGTTTATAATGTGCAGTGCTTTGAGGGTAAGCGAGAGAGATACAGGAGGTATGCGGAAATTTACACAAGAGAGGGTGTAAGACGATATCTTTTGGAGGGTGGCATACTAAAGGAGGACGGAGCATTAAGACCGTATGCGGATATAAACGGAAGGGTGGTCATCTTTGACCGAGTGCCGCTTATAGCATTCCGCACAAGCTCTAAGGAAATGCCGCTTATAAAAAGCGTGAAAACCTTGCAAGACGGGCTTAACAGCCTTATTTCGGATTTTAGAAACTGTATGGAGGAGGATGTGAGAAACACCGTGCTTGTAATTAAAAACTATGACGGTGAGGACCTCGGACAGTTCAGAAGAAATTTGTCGGTGTACGGTGCTGTTAAGGTAAAGACCGTAGACGGTTCACAGGGCGGTGTGGAAACGCTTAGCATAAATATAAATGCGGATAATTACAAGGCGATTATCGACATATTCAAAAAGGCTGTGTTTGAAAACGGAAGGGGCTATAATACCAAGGATGACAGACTTTCATCAAACCCAAATCAGATGAATATTATGAGTATGTACAATGACATAGACATTGATGCCAACGGTATGGAAACCGAGTTTGCGGCATCTCTGGAACAGCTGTTTGAGCTGCTTGAGGGCGAGGGCGCAGCTGATGTGGAGGTTGTATTTAACCGCAGTATGATTATGAATGAGTCCGAAATTATAGATAATATTATTAAGAGTAAGGGCATTGTGGATGATGAAATATTGAAGTCGAGACATCCGTGGGTTAAGTAAAATGGCGTGTCGAAAAAGTCGACACGCTTGCAAGAAATGCTTACATTTCTTTCAGATGGGGTACTTCGTACCCACCGATGTAGTAACAAACCGTGCCTCACTTGTGGTTCGACACTATTGTTATCCCTCGGACGGGCAAAGCTCGTCCTGCGGATTAAAGTCTGCGACGCTTTAAGTTACCGCTTGTGCAATTTAATACGAATTTATATAACTTGTCAATTAATCTTAAGAAACAGACTTTATTGATAGTGTAAAGTTTAACAAATTGTCTGTTGCCGAGGGCTAAATAATATGATATTATAAAGCTTAAATGAAACGGAGGGTTGTGCTGTGAAAAAAAGTTTGATATATCTTGTGTGTATGCTGTTGACTATGGCTGCGATATTTTGCTTGTCAACCCAAAACGGAACGGATACCAATAAAACCAGCGGTGTTGTGGTAAATCCCATTGAAAACAAAATAAAGGCAAGCTCCGATAAAATCTTTGAAAGCGAGAATGCGGAAACCGATTATTGGAAAAAAGTTAAGAACAAAATCAATGCGGCTGTCAGAAAGAGTGCCCATGCGGTTATCTTTGGTGTCTTAGGGCTTTTTACAATACTTTTTTTCACAAGCTTGGGCTTGGATATGGGTGATGCAATTGTGCTTACTATGCTGCTTTGCGGTCTTTATGCGGGCAGTGATGAGTTCCACCAGCATTTTGTTGACGGAAGAACACCACGCTTCAGTGATGTATGTATAGATATGTTTGGGGCATGGGTGAGTGTGCTGTTGGTGTATGTTAAGGGCAAGCTTAAAGTCTTGTACGTGAAAAGAAAAAATAAAATTTCAGCTTAAATTAAAAGGAGAAGTCGGTTGCGGCTTCTCCTTTTTATGTATATGGCTATTTATGTGCCTTTAAGAGCATATCACCTACAAGCTGGCTGACGATACCGAAGTGGTTCACGTCCTCCTCCTCCCATTTACGCATAGATGTTTCTATATCGAAGGTCATAACACCGAGAATATTATCTCCGTCCTTTATCATACATTGTACGGTTGCTTCTATGCTATGCTTCAAGAGCTTATCGTGTACAATGGGCAGATAGGAGTTATTAAAGCGTATGTTATTTTCACGGAACATATTTTTGTCGTTAAAGCGGGCTATTGCACGTTTGGAGAGCATATAGTCGGCATCGGGCATAGGGCTGGAATACTTGCCCCATTGCTTTGTAAGCTTAAAGCCGTCACCGGAGTAAAGGCTTATACCGGCAAGAGCGTAGGCATCTATAATATTTTTCATAAATAGGTCAATCGACTTAATACCGTTTTGGGCAAGGGCACAAATTCCGTCACGCATAATGCTGTAGCGCTTGATATCGCCTAAAAACTTTGCTGTATCAAGCTTTTTTGCATAGTCCTCATCGGGATTTTTCAAGTCGATTTCGCCGTGCATTTCCTCTTTATATATGATGAAACGATTTTTGCCCTTGCTTTTGGCTATGTAGACACCCTTGTCAGCTTTTTTAAACAGCAAGTCAAAGTCACTGCCGTTGCGAGGATATTCCGAAATACCGATTGAGCAGGACAGTGTAAAGCCGTCAAGCTTATCCTTGAAGCTGTTTCGCACATCGTTTGCAATGCTGCTGACTATGGTACGAAGGTCGCCCTCGCTGCCGATATTGTAAAGCACGGCAAAAAATTCATCGCCGCCGAATCTGCCTATCCAGCCGTTTTGCTTGATGTTGGATTTAAGTATAAGTGCAACCTTTTTAATTACCTCGTCACCAAACATATGCCCGTAGGTATCGTTGATAAATTTGAAGCTGTCAAGGTCAATCATAATGAGAAATACTTGGTTGTATTTCTTTTCGGATATTGCTGATTTTGCTATATCAATGACGGCGGTTTTGTTAAGTAAGCCCGTCATCATATCAAGGCTCTCGGCATCTGTTCCCACGGGACCTACGGACGCATCCGTTTTGTATATACAGCCTACGGTAAGCACTCTGTTTTCACTCAGATTAAAGCTTCTTCCTCTAAGGGTGATAGGCTCGTTATCCTCGTTTTTAACAAACGGAATACGCTTGAAGCTAAAGTTGATAAACGGGTCTCCCTGCCTCAAAGAACGGCAGAAAAGCGCAAACTTGGTAATATCCTCCTCATCGCAAAGCTCATCGTTGTTTACGATGATTTCGGAAAGCTTTACACGTCCCACAATCTCCTCACACGAGCAGGTGAGGGAAAATATGCTGAACACGTCGGTAAGTGAGTCGTATTCAAAAAACATCTCGCCCATACTGTCCAGTATGTTTTTGTACTTTACACCTTTCAGCTCCATATCATACACGTATGAGTGAATATTGGCTATATCAATAAGCTCTATTGTGTATTTTCCGTCCTTAACGGTTTTGTCGTGGGAGAGAGAAACTCTTATTGAAACATCTCGCATCTCTCCGTCCGAGCGCCTCATTTTGATAAGAAAGGATATGCTCTTGCCATCGTCAACCTTTTTAAGATTTTTACGCAGACTGTCGGCATAAGGCTTGCCGATAATATCAAAGAGACAGGCGTGAGTGAGCTGAAGCCCGACAAAACGTCTGAAATTTTCCTTGGTAACAATGAGGTTAAGCTCCTCATCGGCTATGGCGACTCCTTTGCTTATATTTACATTTTTGGGTTTAAGTTCGTATTGATAATCTTCCATTGCTATACCTTGTTTTCAATATGTATACATAAAGTTTTGTTCTATCTTATAACATCAAGACATTATAGCGTGAAAGATAAAAAAATACAATCCCCGTAAATTAAAAAAGTGTAAATAAATTGTAAAATTAAGTGAGCGCAAGCCGTTTTATATAAAGTCCGTAATATCTTGTTCGCTTCTGCGGGTATTGACTTTTTGAGTGAAATCCTATATACTTTTACTATGAAGGCTTTGCGTAAAAGATACCACCGGGATTAAGACTAAGACTGTCTTTATTTTTTGGTGTGTCTTTTTGCAAAGGGATTTATGAGGCTTGTATTTGAGAGTAGCTATGGTGATGTTGGGTGTCCTTTGGTTGGCTTGAAAAAATCGGAGCTTGCCAAACAGCCTGTATAGGAGTGGCTGCTATTAAGGAGAATGTGATGTTTAATACAGAATTTATTGCTTTTGACAGCTATGCACCGCTCAGAGCTGTTACTAATGATGACTTGTCAAAGCTGGTTGAAACGAGTGATGAGTGGATATCCAGCCGTACAGGTATACGTGAAAGACGTATATCCGAGGGTGAAAACACTTCGGATATGTGCATTAAGGTAGCAAAGGGGCTTATTGAAAAAAGCGGTGTTGCTCCGGAAGATATAGACTTGATTATAGTGGCAACCATTACACCGGACTATGCAACACCAAACACGGCAAGCCTTGTGCAAAGTGCAATAGGTGCGGTAAATGCCTTTGCCTTTGATATAAGTGCGGCTTGCTCCGGCTTTGTGTTTGCAACGAGCATTGCAGACAAGTACATAAAGTCGGGTATGTGCAGAAATGCCATAGTTATGGGTGCGGAAACCCTTTCCAAAATTGTAAATTGGGAGGATAGAGCAACCTGTGTACTCTTTGGTGACGGTGCAGGCGGCGCTGTTATGTCACGCAGTGAGAAAAACTGCTACATTGCCGAGGATATGCACTCGGACGGAAGCCTTGGCTTACAGCTTACAGGCGGTGAAACCAAGGTAAGAAATGCGTATTCGTCTCCCGATGAGGAGGACAGACGCTACCTTGAAATGGACGGCAGAACGATATTCAACTTTGCTACACGTAAGGTGCCAAAGAGCGTTAAGCTTTTGCTTGAAAAGGCTAACCTTACCGCAGAGGATATTGATTGGATTGTACCTCATCAGGCTAATTACCGCATTGTTGAGGTAGTGGCTAAGAAGCTTGATATACCTATGGAAAAGTTCTATATGAATATTGCCGAGTACGGAAATACATCAGCAGCCTCAATACCTCTTGCGCTTGCCCAGATGAGCCGTGAGGGACTTTTGAAAAAGGGTCAAAAGGTGGTTATAACAGGCTTTGGCGGAGGTCTTACTTGGGGCAGTGCCGTTATTGAAATTTAATTTAGGCTATACTATAATAAAAAATTTGACTTGAAGTTACAAAAAAATTGGTAAACAATTGTAAAATATTAACGTATATAAATAAGTGATTTACGCAAGTAATGATGAGCGAGAAAGGTAATTGGTGAAATGATGAAGACCAGATTATGTGAGATGTTAGGTATCAAGTACCCTATATTTCAGGGTGCTATGGCTTGGATTGCCGATGCAAGCCTTGCGGCTGCCGTATCCGAGGCAGGCGGACTTGGTATAATTGCAGCGGGTAATGCACCTGCCGATGTTGTAAGAGAGGAAATAAGAAAGTGCAGAGAGCTTACGGACAAGCCTTTCGGTGTAAACATTATGCTTCTGTCTCCTTTTGTTGAGGAAATAGTTGATATGGTATGCGAGGAGGGCGTTAAGGTGCTCACTACGGGTGCAGGTAACCCTACCAAGTATATGGAGAAATTTAAGGCTAACGGTATTCATCTTATACCTGTTGTACCAAGCGTTGCACACGCTAAGAAGATGGAAAAAATCGGCTGTGATGCTGTTATCGCAGAGGGTATGGAGAGCGGCGGACACATCGGTAAGCTCACCACTATGGCACTTGTACCTCAGGTTGTTGATGCGGTAAGTATTCCCGTGCTTGCAGCAGGCGGTATCGCAGATGGCAGAGGTATGGCGGCAGGCTTTATGCTTGGTGCGGAGGGTGTGCAGATTGGTACACGCTTCCTTGTTGCCAATGAATGTACCGTTCATCAGAACTATAAGAATAAAATTTTAAAGGCAAAGGACCTTGATACCGTTGTTACCGGTAATATCACGGGTCACCCTGTAAGAGTACTTAAAAATCAGCTTGCAAACAGCTTCCTTGCAGCAGAAAAGGAAGAAATGGGTAAGGAAAATCCCGATATGGAGCGTTTTGATGTGCTTGGCAGAGGTGCACTTCAAAAGTCCGTTAAGCAGGGCGATATTGACCACGGTTCGGTAATGAGCGGTCAGATTGCGGGTATGGTTAAAAAGGAAGAAAGCTGTAAGGAAATCCTTGAGGATATTATGAGCGGCTTTAATAAGCTTACGGGCGGTATCAACTAAGGAGATAAAATTATGAAAACAGCGTTTATTTTCAGCGGTCAGGGCTCTCAGCACGCAGGTATGGGCAAGGAGCTTTACGATAATTTCGAATGTGTTAAGA